AATCTAACTTGTATAAAGTAACCGTCATTAAAATGTTCTTTTAAGTTTTCAGCGTCTCTATCATTATTCATATTTGTTGAAGACCAACCTACAGCACCTTGACCATATCTATTATCACCAGCTGCAAATACGTGACCGTCCCAAGTTAAAACTTTTGTACTATTATCATTATAGTGTGGATAGAAAGCTACCATTTTAACATTATGGAAATCTCTTTGTGTGCTACCATTAACTTGAAACTTCGGTGTTTGCCAATTATTTTGTGTTGTAGCATTACCAATACCTAATGAGTAATGGTTATTATAACCTACACAATATAATTTACCTAATGAGTCAATACACCAAGTTTGTGCATATGAACCGTTACCACCCATCCAAAAGTTTTCACAATCGGCATTAGAAGCATTTCCTGGACCATTTGAAGCAATTGTCCAAGTGCTTAAGTTAGTAGTGTTACCATTTCCAAAGTGACCTTGGTTATTGTAACCTGCAAAATATAATGTTCCTCTTTCAGTTAAAATACCTACTGATAAGTCTGAACTTCTATTTAACATTTGAACTTTTTTAATTTCACCAACACCTGTGCCATCAAAAGTTACCGTTGTTACCTCTTGAGGAGTATTTTGGTTTGTAGTATTTCCTATACCTAATTGTCCGTTGTTGTTATAACCCCAAACATATAATTTCTTTTCTTTAGTATAAGCCATACACATTACATAAGCGTCACCACAAGTCCAAAATGCCTCAATCTCACTATTGTTAAAGTAAGTTGCTTTTGAAATTAATTGTGGTACGTTATAGTTAGTTGTATCGTTTGTACCTAATTGGCCGTAACCGTTATAACCCCAAGACCATAATTGACCATCTTCGTCAATTGCATAACAAGAGTGTGTATTAGTGTTGTAACCTTGCCAGTTAGAAATATAAACTCTTTTAATTCTTGTATCTCTCCAAACGTGTGAAGATGTGTTAGCTCTTAAATATACGTTTTGGTTTGAACCACCAACTCTTACGGGGTGGTCTCTGTTTGAAGTTGAAGCGTCACCTGATTGACCGTGACCTCCATAACCCCAATGATAAACTTCACCTGAATTCATAAGAGCCATACCACACTCGTAACCACCTTCAAGTTGAATTACTTTAGGAACTTCTCCGTCTGGAGTTGAGTGAACACCTGTTCCACCATTATCTGTACTTGCCCACCAATCATAGTGGTTAAACTGCATTTGTGTAGCAGTCATAAAAGTTTGGTTAGATGAGTTTTGTCCTGTTGAAGCAGAGCCCCAGAACCAAGCATTACCTGTTCCGCCGTGGAATATTGGCCAGTCAACACAATGTCTTGATGTTCTTTGTCCTGCTAATCTGTAATATTTGTTATCGTCACCTAATGGTCCGTTATTAATTAGAGATACACATTCGTGAGGATTACCTGTGTACATAGTAGCAGAGCCTCTAGTTTGTTTTATAGTTGTAGCAACTTGACAAGTTAAGTCTGCGCCACCACCAAAAATATCACCATCAAAAGTAAGTGTATCACCAACAACGTTGTTTTCACCACCTGATAACATACCTGTTTCTCTAAACCATCTTCTATATCTATGTGAATTTTGATATTGTCTCTCTACTTCAATTGTAGCTGTACCTGCAACACCAGCACCATTTACTTGGAAAGTAAAGTCAGCACCACCGCCACCACCTAATGAAGCGTCAGCAATAGTAACCGTTTCGCCATCAATGTAACCTGTACCACCTGTTGGTGTAGATGATTTGTTTCTAGTTTTAACTAAAGTAAGTGAGGTTACTGCACCTGTACTATCTACAACTACATCAAATTCTGCACCTGTACCAACACCGTCTGTTGCTGATTGTGAAACGCCTGTATAACTACCTGCTGTTCTTGAAGAGTCAGCAGCTGAGAAGTTATCCATTGCTAAAATACTACCATCACCTTGAACGGTAATTTTAAACATACCTGGATGTGCGTTAGCAGCTGAGTTTGATGTTGATTTAGGAGATACGTTTCTAAAAACACCGTGTTTTCTTAAAGAGTCAGCAGCTGAAATATTATTTACGGTTTCAATTACACCGTTGTTTTCATATCTTTCATCATCTGATTCAAAAGTTGCACCTAATTTTAACCAGTACATATTAGCGTCTGTATCAATATTTCTATTGTAAGGTAAAAATCTTTCTGTACCATCTGTTGTATGTTCTCTTAAACAAATATAAGTTGACAGAGTTTCTTTTTTAGATTGGCCTTCGTAGTCAGTACCTATATCATTACTGATACCGTGTCTAACTTTTACAATATCATTTTCGTAGTAAGTTAAGTAGTCACCACTATCATTTGTATTGTCGTGCCAACCTCTCCATTTAAATGAATTTCTTAATGGTCTCCAAGTGTCCCAATCTGCAACTACAATTTTACCACCGTAAGCTGCACCACCTGTACCTGCTGAGAAGTACCAAATTTCATCTGGTGTATCTTTTGTAAATTCTACTTCAACTTTTCTACTTGTTTTAGTATTGAATTTTGCTGTGGTTACGTAATCTGTTTGAGAAACTACTTCCTCGTTGTGATAATAGGTTACACCTTCAGTTAAGTAGTTTGAAGTTTGACTTGTAGCTGATGTAGCCAAAGCCAAAGGTTGGTCATCATTGTTATTATTATTTTGATGAAAGATGATTTTATCACCTCTTCTTACGTATAAATCTTCAGCCCAACGAATAGTTGAAGTCTCATCTGCGTCAATCTGGAATTTAGTAGTTGAGTCGCTTGGGTCTGTTGTAGTTTGTACGTTGTAGTAATATTGAGTATTTTGTTCTGGTCTTCTTCCACTAACACTAGCTTCTCTTATGTTAAGATAGTCAGTATTGTTCCAGATAACAATATCATCTTTTTTATAAGTGGCAGAATTATCGTAATCGCCACGATAATTAAACCATAAATTTCCGATTTTTGTTCTAGTGATTGCCATTGTTTAATCCTATTTATGCCTCATTATTGGTTACTTGGAGTTTCAGAAGCAGCTTCTGTATCTCCAGTTGTTCTATAAATTAAATTACCTGCTTTATCAATCTCAATCTTCATAGTACCATTTATAATTTCAAAACCGACATTTTGTTCTGCACCATTAAATAAAGTATCTTCGTATTGAGTCACCGTATTAAAGTTAGTAATTACTTTTCTGTTTAACTGACCTGTATCTCTATCAAAAGATAAAGTCTGTAAGTTTGGTGTAATATTTTCGTCAACATAATTTTTGTTAACTAAATGTGTACTAGCCGTTGGAGTAATACTAGTTGTTGGTATAGTTGTAAAGTTAACCGTATTTCCTGTTGAAGCAGATATATTTGCTCCTGAGATTGTTAATTCACCAATCACAGCAGAGTTAACCGTTAAGTTGTTATTACCACCACCTAGTTGTTGTTCAACGAAAGTCCTAATTGCCTTCTCGGTAACAAGGGCACTATCAGAGTTATCACCTAAAGTACCGTCTGTTGAGAATTCTGAAATTGTTGCACCAAAATTACCTAATGCAACAGAACCTAGAGATAATTGTCTCAAACCAGAAAGGTCAAAGGCTTCTGCGTTCAATGTTGCCTTACCAGTTGATTGTTCTACTCTAAACAATTCACCAACTCTAAAGTTACCGTCTTGGTCGGTTGAAGTATAGAATACTCTACCTCTATCTAAATCATCAACTTCATCTGATTGGTCAGGTTGTTGTGTATAACCATTTAAGTCAGGATAGTTTGTAGTTGAAATACCACCTGTACCAATATCTAGGAAGTCGTGACCTGTTAATCTTATGTTAGAATATTTTTCTCTAATTGTAGCAGTTGTTCCGTGTGTTGGAGCGTTTGCTTTTGTAATGTTTGGCGACACTTCTAAATTTGTAATACCACCGTTTGTGTGTGATAACACGGTTACGATAATATAACTTACACTTGAAGCGTTTGAGAATACAATACTTGAACCTGCTTTAGGTTGACTTGATAAACCTGAAGTTTTGACGGTTGCACCTACTGGTAAAATATCAGCAAAACCATCACCACTTACGGTACCTGCTGTATTTTCTTGTTTATATCCTGAACCTGCAGCTCCATAAGTCCATCTTGAAATTACACCATCACCAATTGAAGCTGTACCTGTTCCTAAAGTTGTTGCGTTAGGGTCAGTCACCGTTACCGAAGGAGCTGATGAATAACCTGCACCACCATCAATGATTAAGAATTTTTTAATTTTTTGATTTTCAATAACAACTCTTGCTAATGCGTTTCTTGTAGGAGAACCACCGCCTGTGATGGTTACTCTTGGTTCAATTTCATAACTTGAAGTTGCGTTAGGAGCAACTGCAACACTTGTTGGACCAAATACGTCAAAACCTGCTGAACCGTCTTCTTTAAACATTGTAGCAGTTTTAGTTGCCGCTGTGTATGTACCAACATAACCAGTTTGACCTGAACCTGTACCATCTGTAATTGTAATTCTCATACCATTATAGAAGTTGTTTGCTTGAGTATCAGAGGCTGCTAATTTAATTGTTGTAGTTGTACCACCTTGAGCAACACCAACGGTAGTAAAGTGACCTGCACCGTTAGTTGTTGTGTCAATGTATTTTACTGCTCCATCAGCAAAGTCAGCTGTGAAGTTAGCATTTGCGCCTGAGCCTGTAATTGTTTCTGTAGCAGATGTGTAAGATTCACCTGCGTATTCTTGTTCTAATCTGTAAACACCAGCGTTTGATACTAATGCTCTACCAATAACTGCTTCGTTATCTCTTGTAGTTACCGTTGTTGAAAGAGGAGTTTCGTTTGCGTCAACACCTGAAGCAACTGAACCTTTTTCACCATATGAGTTGTTTGAGTTTAGTGAACGAATAACGGCACCACTATCACATAGATAACCTACGTGGCAGTAATAAGTAAATACTGATACTAATTCTGATTTTGCACCACCTTTTGCCCAACAACCAATACCACCATCAAGAACTTGCGTAAAGTCATTTGCAAGAATTGATTTGAAACCTGCGTTGTGTAAAGTACCATCAATTTTAATACCAACTGCTCTTGTTCCAATAGATGAGCAGTTTTGTACGAAAGGTGACCTTGTTATAATATGAACTGAAGTGTCTGCCGGACCAGTACCTGGATCCAACGCAACAACTGAACCTGAAGCATTTGAACCTGTGCCTTCAGTTAATCTTGTTAGACCATCTGAACTAGCTGAACTTGCTAATTGACCTGTCATACCACTAAATGTCATACCTGATAAAGTACAAGAGTCATTTAGATAAAACATTGTTTGTCTATTATTAGGTGTAGAGTTATCACTTGAAATACCTGCACCAGCACCATTGTCTGTTGTTGTATCTGGTGATACGGTAACACTTCGTAAGTTATCACCAATAATAGCAGTTTTTCTAGGAACTTTAATTGGTAATTGTTCAGTATATGTTCCTGTTTCTACTTTAATAGTTTTGAAGTTTGAAGTGTCTGAAGCTAATTGAGTACAAGCATATTTAATTGTTCTCCAAGGTAATTCAGGAGAAGTACCTCTACCTGTATCTGTATTATCTGTACCTAGTGTTGATACATAATAAACTTTATTACCCACATTTGGATATGCCCATTGTAAGTCTGTACCATCTGATTTTAAAAATTGACCTGCTGAACCAATTGGCAATCTAACTCGTTGAGTTGCGTCTCTTGTAAGAATATCACCTCTTGTAGTTAGTGTTGCGTTTGAATCACCTTCAGCAAGTAATGACCAATCTGTTTGGCCTGAAACATCCGGTCTGTTTGACGCTGACGCTGTATGATTTGTTAATGACCTGTAAGAAGATGAACCATAACTAACTGCGTCACCTATTTTGTAAGCTGTGCCACTTGACCAATTGCTTCTCCAGAAAATTCCTTCTACTACTAAATCCCAATATGTGTCAGTAGTACCTGTTGGTTCTTGGTTTGTACCATCAATCTTAGCCACGTAGTAGTGACCACCGTGGTTAACTGCGTCACCTGTTCGGTATGCTGTTGCACTTGACCAAGTACCTTTGTTTGTGAAACCTGTTGATAATAATTTCCAGTCAGCAGAGTTGTTGTAAGGAACAACGTTGTTGTTTGTTCTCTCTGCAACGTATTGATAACCACCGTAGGTTACAATATCACCTGCTTGGTAATAATTTGATGAACCCCAAGAATCTTCAAATTGTAAACCTTCAACAAACAATTCAAAACATTGTTCATTCATTATATCGGATGTTGTAGTGTGGTGTACCGTTGTTATCCAAAGGTTAGCACCATATTTTACAATATCGTCATTTCTTAAATCCATTCCAGAGACGTGATTACCTCTGTATTTAAATCCTGGTGTAAATTTAGTCCATTTACTTTCATCATCATACAAGTCAGCTTGTCCTGTGTGACCTGTATTACATCTATATGTTGAACCACCGTAGGTAACAATGTCATCTACTCTGTAAAGAGTTGAAGCTGTCCAATTACCTCTGTAAGCGATACCGCCTACCATTAATTGCCATTTAGCTGTTGCGTGGTTTAAATCTGTATAAAAATCTGCGGCTGCTGTGTGGTTGACTAGACAAACAAATGAATTACCACCATAAGTGACCACGTCATCTTTAATATAAGCCGTTGAAGTAGTCCAAGAACCTTTGAAGTGAAACTTTAGTCTACCTAGTACAAAATCTGCCATTTTTCTTCCCTATATTTTTTTAACCTTGCCAGTTTCTTGTTTCGCCATCTTGCGAACTAGCATACTGATAAGAGTTATTAATTCTTAATACTAAATTACCGTCTGCGTCCATAAAGTATCTAGCATTGTTTTCATCAAATACGTGTTGTTCGTATTTTCTGTTTTTAGTATTTGGCTCTCTTGGTTCATCACTTGAACTATAATCAATAGGAATTTCATTAATGTTTGTTCCTACTGGATACGAGCCACTAGCCTTTTTCAATTCATTCACTTGAAAGTCTGCAATTGAACTATAAGCAAGACCTTCTCCATTATCCATTGCAATATTACTATTTTCAAACCAGTTAACTTTAGTGTATGTTAGAAGTCCTGTCTCGTCTCTACTTAATGCGTGGAAACTATAATCAGCCGTAATTGTTTTGCCGTTTGCGTCTTTGGCTACATATTGTTTATTTACGACTAAAGACATTTATATGTTCTCCTAACTTAAATCCTATGTATATTTATAAAAGTTTATTATGTTAATTCTAAAATTGACAAAAAACATTCCAGAGTATTAGATGTGCCATATATTCTAATTTTGTCATTAGGTTCAAGGTTAATTGGCTTATCTAACTGCAATGTATCAGATGGTGGAACCTCACCATTTGTCAATACACTTCTAAAAGTTGTACCACCATCAACGGTTACTTTGATTGTAACCTTTTCGGCAGAGAGGGCTGCCGTATTAGAAACGTTAACTGCGTGTAAAACGGCTCTAGTATTGTTTGGTGTTGTATAGACATCAGCTGTTGCGTCATCTACTAATCCACATTGTATACCTGCATTTTTAAATACTGAAGCCATATTATCCTCCTAAAGCAATCGCAAAAGCAATGGCGTCACCTTCACCAGTCAATGGGTCACCAGTTGTAGTACCGTCTTTCGTTAAATTTCCAGTTGTGATAACATCACCATTTACGTTTGGTAATCTGATAATTCTATCACCTGTTGGTTCAACAACTTTTAAAGTTGTTTCAAATGCGTTTTCTAATAGTCCTTCAAATACAAGATTTGAACCGTTAAGTATAATGTCGTTTGTAGTAATATTACCGTTAGTGGTAACGTCTTGTAAAATTACAGAACCAGCACCACCTAACTCTTTAACGGTGTTGTTTTGTAATTTAGTATAAAACTTACCGTCAGAGGCGTTCATAGCCAATTCGCCGACTTCAAGTGCTGAAGCAGCCGGAATTGCTAATGGAGTAAATGAACGTTTTGGTTTAATTACGGTTGACATTATCTTTTATTTCTAACCTTATATTTTATTTTATTAATTAATTTTTGTTTAGTTAATCTTCTATCTAATTCTATACCGATTTTTCTACCGATAATTTCTAATTCTTTTTTTGTTTTGTATTCTAAATCTGCAATAGAAACAGCCTTTTGTTTAGGCTTATCTTCGGGCATATATGATTTAACAACACTATCAAAGAACTTCTTAATAACTTTAAACACTAGAATGTTCCTCCGTCTACCGTTGAAATTTCTACTTCACCTGAAGTTACCGAAAAGTTATCTGAAGTAAATTTAGCAACACCAATATTTGATGTACTTGCTAATTCACCTGCAATTGTTAAAGTATTACCTGAAGCAGTTGTGTTCATACCCTCACCTGCTAAGAACTCTAAAACACCACCTAATCTTACGTTACCTTGCGTTGAAGATTCGTCTGTAAAATATAATGGGTCAGATAATTTATTAGATGAAATATTACCTGCTAACATAGCGTCTGTAATACCTAATGCTTTAACTCTTAATGCGTCTGTGGCTACTTCAATTGAAGAGTCATCTACTTCAACATCAAGTCTATTACCTGATTTACTTAAAGCTGCACCGGCGTCAATTTGACCTGCACCAGAGAATTGTGCTACATCTAAATTTGTTGTACCAAAAGTTGGAGCGCCTGTGTGTGTAAACACATAACCGTTATTTGCTTGAGTAGTACCTTCTTCAACAAATACGAAAGCGCCACCTGATAATTCTGATGGTTGGTCTTCAGGAGTTGCTCTTGTTAATACGAAAGCAGTTGAGCCATCACCTTGAGTTGATACTACGTAAATACCGTTTTCACTTGCTGTTGATTGGTCTTTAACTAAAACTCTGTCGTTAACTGACAATGATATACCATCAACTACGATTGCACCGTTTGAACTTGCTGTTAATGTTGCACCTACACCTGAACTACCGTTTGAGTAAGTTGCTGATAAGTCAGCAGTAGTACCTGCTCTACAAGATGGTTTAGTATCTAAACCTTGAGCAACTTGGTCAACGTATGATTTGTATGCTAATGATTGACTATCAAAACCACTTCTATCTTCGTAACCTGCTGGAACTTTTACCGTACCTGTTCCGTGTGGATTGATATTAATATCTTTGTTTGCTGAAGTTGTTTCTAATGTTTGACCATTAATTGTAATATCATCTACAACTAATGAAGTTAAACCACCAATGTCAGTTGTAGTTGAACCTAAAGTTAATGTTGAGTTACCTAAAATAGTTTCACCATTTGTTGATAACTTAGCATTGGTAACTGCGTCATCAGCTATTTGGTTAGTATCAACACCAGAGTTTGTGATATTAAATGTAACCTGATTGTTTGTAATTTCTGAATCTAAACCAGTACCACCTGTAAATGTCAAAGTCTCATTTGTATTATAAGTGTCTGTACCTACATCACCTGCTAAATCAATGTTTGAAAAGATTGTTTCAAAAGATAGGTTACCTGAACCGTCAGTTTTCATAAACTGACCTGCTGTACCGTCTCCGTTTGGTAGTGTAAATGTAGTTGAAGCTGTTGTACTATTCGGTGCTTTTAAGGCAACAAAGTTTGAACCGTTATTAGTACCCTCGTTAAACTTAATTGTACCACCGACCGTTGCTGAATTACCAACAATGAATTCGTCTATTGCTTTGTTTGAGTCAACAATGATTGTTGAGTTTGCTGTTAACGTACCGTGAGCGTGGTCGTTAAGGTCGGCAAAATATTTACCGCCGATAATATCAATACTAGTTGCGTCACCGTTTAAGTCAACTGAACCAGTACCAATGAATAATCTATCACCGTTATTTGCCTGTGTACCTGAACCGTATGTTAAGGCTAATTCACCTTGTTTTAGCGTTGACGGTGCTGAAGCTGATGAACTTCGTTTTATCTGAATTATAGTTGCCATATCTTATTCCTAAAAGTTACCACAATTAAATAAGAGCGTTCCTGTTGTGGTTACTATTTCTGTTCTGGTTACAAACTTTCCATCAGAAGCTCTGTATTGTAATAAAGCACCATCATCTAATTCTGTTGTGTCAACGTCACCTAATAATTTTAATTGTAAAGTGCTGTTCCCAGCTGCCTGAGCCGAGGGTAAGGTTACTGAA